CAACTTCAACTGATTTAATATAAGTTTCATTCATTCCTTTATGCTCATAACTCAAACACATAGTACCACTACCTAAAATCCTTAATAACCTATCACTATTATAATTTAAGCTATCAAAATGGCTACAATTAATAGCTATTTTAGCACCTCTATACGCTTTAGCCTCTTCGTATTGACTGTGATTAAAGTTACCATTACCATAAGCCCACCCCGAACCATATACTCCGAATCTATTACCATACTCTTGACGTAAAAAATCAACCATATCAATCCTAAAACCACTCATAGGAAAGTAACCACGTCCATAATTATTACCCATAAATACTATTTCAGGCATATTTAATGATTCGCCTTCAGGTTTATATATCTCAGGGTCGTAACCTATCTCTAAATAGTCAGATTTAAAGCCTAATGAACGCATAGTATTAACATCATCCATATTACTAAATGAGGTACAATCGACATAAGGAGCTAAATCTATCATCCATTGAGGTACTTCAACTCTCTTATCACCAGACCAATTAATTATAAAAGCTCCTTTATTCTTTAGTAATTGACATAAACTAATAGGTATAATATTAGGGGCTTGTACTTGCATAAATACAATGTTTGGAGTAAAGTCATTTAAGATAGTTTCAACTTCAGCAGTTAAAAATTTACTGCCAGTACTAACTTCTCTGTAATTATCTTCTCCAACAATATCAATAAACGCTTGTTGAAATCCATTGTATGGTTTAGGTTGAACGCATAAACCTATGTGTAGTATCTTCATATTAATAATGTGGTTTTATAAAGTGATAAGGCTCAGGAACTCTAGTTGTTTTATGGTTGTAAGTTCTGTAATTAGAATTATGTAAATGTAAAGCGTGTATTGATTTAGATGGGTTACTAATAGCATAACCACATTGTTTTAAATCAAAAGCTACTCTATTGTCAACACCTGGAACACCTAAATAATAATTACCTATATTTTCAGTTACAGCTCCGTTAAATATCCAAACATCTTGACTATCCTTTCTGTCAAACAAAGTAGCAGTTAATCCATTAACATCCCAACGAGATAAAGCGTAACACGTTTTACCTTGCATCCAACGTACATTTAAAATAGTTTCATTAAAGTAAATATCAGAATTAGCAATGATATTAATACACTCAGGATGTGCTTCTGTTAATACAAATATCTCTTTAAAAGTTAAACGCTCTTTAATCTCAATTACATTAAAGTAAGGTACTCCGTTAATGTTTAAATCCTTGTTATTTTTTAAACAAGTATCTAATTCGTATTGACGTTCAATGTCCCCACAATCATAAACCTGAACAAATAAATTAATTTGTTTTAGTGAATATTCCCCTTTTAATGCTTTTGATTTATACTCGTTATCTTGGCCTTGTAACTTTAACCAATTACCTAGTAACATAACAGCTTCATTAATACATTGACCGCAATTAAGATTCATGTTATAATTACATAAATCAGATACTAATTGTTTTAATTCGTATCTATTTTTAATAGGGTCTTTTAAAGCTAAATTAACTTTACTTATCATATGATACAAATATAAATAAAAATCCTAACCAAGTTAATGATTAGGATTCTTTTTTTGTAATTAATTTAATTAAGCAGAAAGAGCATCTAAATAAGCTACATTTTGAGCGATTGTTGCAGAAGCACCATTAATACTAAAGTACTTAGGCATAGCTGTTTCTTCACCTGATAACGTTAAAGTATATCCAGTTGGGTCGTTTAATAAAGTACCTGAACCGCCTTCTCCAGCAGAACCGTTTAAACCTTTACCAATACCTAATACACGAATGTTATCAGCATTTTCCTGGTAAAAACAAACGATGTCATCTGTATTAGCTAATGTTTCAGCAGCTAAAACTTGAGCTGGGGTACTTAAATACAAAGGTAAACTAATGCCATGATTCCAAGTATTAACGTTTTCTCCTACTGTCATTGGCCATGTAGCTGAGTTTTTATCTCTCTTAGTTGTAAACTTATACAACTTAGCTGGAATAGAACCAACATTAGATAAGGCTAAGCTATTCATGTAACCTAAGTTATCATAAGTAACTGATAGATATTTCTTTTCAACAAACCAAACACGCTTGTCGATACCACCGACTTTGTTTAGTCCATTGCAATCGGGTGTAATTCCCGATAATAATTCTGAGCAAGTTGCCATTTTTTATTATTATTTAATTGTTTATATAAAGGGAGGTTTTACCCTCCCATTTAATTTAGAATCCTCCGATAACGTTTTCTACACCATCAATGTATTTGTAACCAGCACGATAGTTTAAACGGCAGTAGTTTTTCTTATCTTTACGCTCATACCAAAACTCAGCAGAAGTTGTATCAGTCATTAAATCCGTTCCAATAATGTGGTTTAAAGGATTTGTTAAGATGATACGGTTATCTAATACAGAGCTAGATGCTGGAGAAGTAGTATTGAAATCTTGTAAAATATAATCTCCAATAGTTAACAAGTTAACAACCGGGATGCCTCTAAATTTCAAAGTACTAATACCATTAATTAACTCAGTTTTAGAACTTTCTAAGTTACCTAAAGTAGTATATTTAGTCTCTAATGCTCTGTAAATTGGGTCAGTAACATACATTCTTTTTTGGTCAGGAGTGTAGTTATATTTCAATACAGAGTTTTGAGCATCAACATAAGAATCTAAAGTAGTTAAGATGTTAGTTTGGTTAATGTCAGTATCAGAAATACTAGCAGCAACACGAACTGTACCGTCTCCAGCTAATGCACCAGCTTTTAACGTTTTGAAAACACCATCATAAGCAGTATAGTCAGAGTTAGTTAAAGTAGTATCATTTAAGAAGATTTGGCGATATAAATCGTCTGCTACTGCCATACCAAAAACCTCTAATAATAAAGTTTGGATTTGAGTACCTTCTAAGTTATAAACGTCATAACCTTTCTTTAACGCTGCTTCATAAATAGAAGCCTCAAAAGGTGCTTTACATTGTGATAACTCAGCTTCCATTTGTGTTACTGATAATACTACTGAACTAATTGCTACTCCAGTTGCAGTATCTCCAGTATTACAATCTACTGCCTTTTTAGTGATTTTGTTTAAACGTCCAGTCTTATAGAATGTTTTAGAGCTTTGAATATCTTGCTCAATTCTAAATCCTAATTGTGCTAGTAAAGGTGTTTTAGCCAATGCTAGTACAAACGTTTCTTGAAATTCTGCTTGTTTACCAGTGTAAGAAGCAACCGATGTAATTAAATTTCCCATTTTATTTTATGTTTGTTTTTTATTTGTTTTTATTGATTTATTTTCTTTTAAAGATTGAAGCCATTTCATCTAAATAAGCCTGGTTAGGGTTATTAGTAACGATTTTTTTAGCTTTGAATGATTGAGTACCTAAGTCAAACTCAGCACCTTCACCAATTACTACTTCTTTTAATGCTTTAAATTCTGTTTCCATAACAGTAATGTTAGCTTTGATAGCTTCATTCTCAGTTACTTTAGCTTGTAATTCTGTTTCTACTGTTTCTTTACTAGCTTTTAAAGCGTTTAATTCTGTATTAGCAGCTTCTAATTGTGCTTTTAACTCCTCAATTGTAGGCTCGTTGTTATCTTCAATAGCCTTTTCAATAACTTCAGATACCTTACCATCCATTACTACTACTGTTTTACCTTCAGCATCTACATATTTACCGTTTGCAGCAGCCGATTGGTTTCCTTCAGCATCTACAATATAAACACTAGCTCCAGTAATATCTTCTGAATCAGATTCGATAAATAAATTCACCGCTTCTCCAGCTTCATTTTTAACAGCTAAATCCATATCAAAGAATTTGCCTTTAGTTACTCTTTGAAAGTTTTTAAAAAACTTATTCATCTTAGCTAAGACTGTTTCATCTACTTTGCTCATTTTATCATTTGTTTTATTTGGTTTAATCATTGCTACCAATCTATATTGGTGGTATTCTACATCTTCTAAAGCATCAATAACTTCATTAGCAAAGCCCATTTTAACAGCGTTCTCAGCAGTTAAATCAGTTTCTTTTTCTAAGTATGGGGCTAACTCATAAGCCGTTGCTTTTGATTCTTTAGCATAGAAATTTAATATTCTATCTTGTTCAGTTTTTAAATCTTTACCTAATGCTAGTAACTCATTAGCTCTCATTGGTTCTGATTGCTCAGGCAACCAATATGGATTATGAACAAAGAATTTAGTATTTTTAATTAACTTTCTATTCTCAGGTTTAGCAGCTAAAAAAACAACGGTTGCAATTGAACCAACAATGTTTTCACCAATAGCAGTTAAGTTTTTACCTGAAGCTAATAAAGCTGAGTGAATATCCCACCCATCATAAACAGAACCACCTCCACTATTAACCTTGTAATGAATATCAGTTACATCAGAATCTAGGTTATTTAAAAACTCTTTTAGGTTATTTAAGGTAAAACTTTTTTCTCCAGCAAAAGCCGAATCTAATTCACCTATATAACCTTCAATATTTAATTTAGCTATTTTCATTATAACAAAGATATATTAGAAAAAAGTGTTATATTTGCTTTTTAGAACGTTTATAATAAACTTTATTATATTTGATAATGGGTAGAAAACCAAACAATAAAATAACCACAATAATTAACGGAGTAGAAAGACAGTTTAAACCAAAGCAAATAATTCTAAAAGGTAAGACTTTAGAGATGTTTAACTTTGATAGAATCCGTTTAGAACTTGGAGAAAGTCAATTAGGAGAAAGAATAATAGGAGACTATTATAGAAAGAATATACCACCTGGATTTACTCCTAAAGATTAGAAACATTAACACTAATCTCCCCACTTTTAGTTACTTTGTTAATCTCTGATACTTTAACTATTGGGCTAGGTAATGACATTACAGCGTTCATTAAATCGTTTTGTGTTTGAGCTACCGAAGCAGCACTATAACTAGCTGACCGTCCAGTAAACCCACCATCATAAAACCCACTTATTCCACTAGGTTTATATCCAGTTCTCATTTTCTCTAATGCTGTTATGTGTGGTATAGCTTCAGATTTATTTTTAACCTTACTAGGAACTACATACTCGTCATTATGGAATTGAGCGTTACCCATTGATTGAGCTGCTTGTTTAGGGTTTCCTTTAGAAGTAAAACCACCATCAAAGTATTGAAACTTAGTACTAGCAATTTTAGCCATTGCTCCAGCGGTTGCTAATGTAGCAGCAACAGAAGCAGCTAAACCAACATATAAATATGGAACTGAAGCACTAGCAGATATAACAGCTTGCGCTCCTGATATTGCAGTACTAGCTAAACTAAAAGCCTTATTAACTTCAAATTGTTTCTTAGCAGCTTCTTTATCTTCTTCAGTTCCCTTTTGTAAATTAGAACGTTTTAAATCAAATAAACCATCTGATAATTGACCTAATGAATTAGTAACGTTTGCAGCTCCAGCTAAGTTATCTGAATAGTATTTCATTTGAGCTTGTCGTTCTTGCTCTCTATACTTATTGATAATCTCAGCTCTTTGATATTCTGTTAACTCCGTATTACTTAACTCTTGCTCACGTTCAGCACTTAATAACTCTAATTGAGCTTGTAAATAATTATCGTTTTGAGTATAAGTATTTTGTAGTTTAACTTCAGCTTTTGCTATATCATCTTGTAACTTTTTATCATCAATAGCTTTAAGTTCAGCTATTAAATTTTCAGCTATTCTTAATGCGTTTTCAGCAGCAGTTTCTTGTATTTTTAAATATTTTTCTTTTAACGCTTCTTCTCTATCTATTTCAGCATTTTGAATATCAGCATCTCTAGCTTGTCTTTCTTGTTCTATCTTTATTTTTTCTTCAGCTCTTTTTTTAGCTTCTTCAACTGCTTTTTTATCAGCGTTTATTTCTTCAATAGTTAAACCAGTTTTTAATTTACTTGTTTCAGCTTCTGATTTTGCAATATCATTATTAACTTCTGCTACTTTTAAAGCCTTATCTTGCTCTGCTTTAACAGCACTATTAATAGCTGCAACATGGAAACCTAGAAAAGATAAAACACCCTCTTTAGCAGTTTCATAATAATTAGATTCTTCTTTTATTTGTTTTATTTTAGCTTTACCTAATGCTATATTTTTATCATTCTCAGCTATTTGTATAGCAACCAATTCTTTTTTCTTAGCTATAATATCATCAGTTGCAGCACCTTGAGCAACCATTAAAGCTATTTCATTTTCAATAGATGATGTTAATGTTATATTAGCAGCCTCTTGTAACTTTATTTCATTTGTTAAATTTTCAACCGCTTTAGCATTTTCATCTACATAACCAGTTAATTCTTTAGCAAAAGCTACTACCTTATCAAAGTTTTCAATTAATGCTTTAATCCCTTCAATGATTAACACAATAGGAATGGCACTCATAGCAGCTCCAATACCTTTAAAACCAGTTTTGATTTTATCAGTATCAAAGTCCATAAAACCTTGAGTTAATTTAGCCATTGAAGTATTTAAACGTTCTACTCCTGAACCTTGTAATACTTGCGTACTATCTTTTAAATCATCTATCTTATCTTTTAACTCTGCTACTCTTTGAGCTGCCTTACCATCTCCGTTTAATGCTGCTGATTGAGCTGCTTTTAAATCAATCTTTAACTGTTTTAAAGCGTTACTTTCATCTATTGCACCCTTAATACGTTCCTGGAATAAGCTAGGTATTTTCTTTTCAATCTCAATCCTTTGGTTTTGCAACTTAATTAACTCCTCCTGAGTTTGAACAAACTCCTCAGATTCAGTATTTAATTCTAATAATGCTTTCTTTTGTTGCTCAATCTTTTGTTTTAATTCACCATAAGAACCACTAGCAAATTTAGCAGCCGTATTAATCCCACCTAAAGCATTTTGATTATCTTTAGCAGCACCATTAAGAGCCTTAATTGTACCATCTAAACGTTTAACCTCTGTACTGTATTTAACAAACTCAGCAGTATTAGGTTTAGCAGTTTCAAATAGTTTACGAGTTTCTTTTAACTCTGCTTTTAATTTATTAATACTTTCTAAAGTATCTCCAAATTCTATATTAAATATTTCTACTTGCTGTGCCATTATTGATTAAGTTTAATTAGTTCTACTTCTGTTAAGTTCGGTCTAGTATAATTGAATTGATTAATACTAGGTACAAAGAAATAAGCCTGGTATTGCTCTATATAAATCGGTGTAAAAAAATCAAAATCTTTAATATCAATTAGCTTTAAATTAAAATTAGCTTTAACTAATCTTAAATCTTGTAACGTTGTAATTAAGTATTGAGAGTTTTTAGTAATTAAATTAGTTCCAAAACCCATTGATAAATTAGGTAATGCGTTATCTATAAACCATATCCTACGAGTGTTAATATATCCGCTTGTAGTAGTACCATCTGTGAATTTAAAAGCACCTAAAACAGCCTCACTAAAACAAATTCTAGGTTGTACATCTATATCAAATTTAGAAGTAGTAGTATTGTATAATTTAATTATAGCGGTAGTAGTTCCATTAAAATCTACATTTTCACAAGGTGCAAAAGGAGATGTATAAATAGTTTTCTCTAACTCTAAATTCTGATTATTAATATTTAAAACATAATCAGTTCCAGCATCTGTATCAGTTACTGTTTTATCTTCTTTATGCTTAAAATAATTTATTTGAGCATAACTATCATATTTAAAATTAATTTCAGGTAATTCAGATTCATCTAGTTTGTCACTCCAATTAATAGCATTAGGTATATTATCAATAATAGTATCTAATTTATTAACTATAATATGTTTAGTATCTTCATTTACACTAAACACTAATCCAAATCTGATACAAATATCTTTAATATATTCACTACATTTAATCTTAGGTAGTATAGCAGCGTATGGTATTAACTGACCGAATACTAATTCAGGAGATAAATCTATTGTTAATGTAGCAGTTGATAATATAACTGGATTAAATGTTAAATAAGTTGTAACCGAATTACTACCGTTTGATGTGGCATTACAAGTTGATACAGTATAAAGTGTAGTATAAAATTCATCCCCAGCACTTAAATAAGTATCTACATTAGTTGTATCATTTATATAACTTCCAGTAAAAGAAGCTATTGAACTAACTGGAGAGGCCGTATTATTATAACTAGCCTTTACGTTTCCTATTAATTCACTTTTAATTGTATGCCTAGTCCCATTTCTTATAATGTGCATTTCAATAAACACATTACAATTAAATGAATAGTAAACAACATTTGAAGCGTTAAATAATCCTACTAAATTTAAAGTATAATCATCTAATTCTAAGAAAGCACTTATTGAATAAGTACCTGAATATTGAACTGTAAACTTTTTATTTACAAAGTCATAGTATTGAGAACTTCCAGTAGTTGCAATATCAGTATATTGAATATCTTTTACAGATGGATAAGGTATTGGAATACCTGGATATATAATTAATGGATATGGAGGTATTGCATAATCCTGAGTTCTATAAACATCAACACTATTTAATAATAATACTTCGGGAGTTAATGTAGGATTCTTTTTAGAGTATGGTAATAAACTAACATCTAAATCAGTTGTATCAAAGTTTAAATCTGCTGTATATCCTAACTGGCCTAATATCTCTAGTAAAATTGTACCATTATAAGTAGATGGTAATATCTTTCTAACATCTACAATATCTCCAGTTAATGTTTGGCCGTTGTAAGTCATTACTGGATATATGTAACCTGAAGTATTAGTTGAACTTGCTACTGCATTAGTTAAATTCCAAACATGGTCTAAAGCAGACCAGTCTAATTCATTTAGATATGAAGATTTTAATAAGTCATAAAAGTTACTATTACCTGAATAAAACCTAGCCTTAATAGTATCACTAATAGAATCAATTGCTAAAAAACCTAATTTAAAATCTAAACCATCAACTATTAATTTAATTGGTATTTTTTTAAATGGTGCTGTATTTACACTATTAATAAAATTAGCATATTGAATTAATCTAATATTGTTATTAGTTGGAGGTAAATTAAATAAAGGAGTGTATTCACCTGAACGACTTGTAATATCTTCAAAGTTAAATATTGATAGTGTTTGTACAATGTCCTCATTACCAAACAAATCAAAGTCTCCATTATCTGAACGAAGTATTAACATTATTGGTTTTGAATTAGTTTATAAGTTGCAATTCTATATTTTAAATTAATCTCATTCATTTTATTTTTAGTAGAATATTTAGAGTAACTATTTGAATCTACTGTAATTGGAGTAGATATATTAGTATTAATATCATACTCCCATGCTTGAATACAGTAGCGTAAAGATTCTATTAAATCAGCTTCCGTATCTGATAATCCAGTTTTATAAACAGTAATATAATCAAAGTTCTTACCTCTATTAAAGTATTTAACAGTTCCGTTATTATCAAAAGTTTTATTTTCTCCTACTATTCCATTATAATCTTTTCGTTGGTCAAATGTATAAGATGAACGGCCACCATCTCTATTAATCCAAACAATACATTTAGAAGTATTAGCACCAAAGTAAGTTAAATAGCAACCACTAGGAGTTAATGAACCAGCATAAGGAATATCAATTACTATATTCTGATTAGATACAATATTTTTAACCATTGTGTAACCTGAGTAAATAGTATCACTAACATAAACATACTCACCAACTTTAGGATATGAATCTAATTCGGCTGTTAAATTAATCCTTGCGTAACCATCCCTATCATTTATACTATCTACTAATACCGTTTGGCTTTTAGCACATACATCTGAATCATCTGTTAAACTATCAACTACTTCAATAATTAATAAAGCATCCTCAGTTGGAGGTGAACCTCCTAATGTTAAATATAAATAAAAGGTAGTTACATAAGTAATAGCTGAAATATCCATAGCCTGAATATAGCCAGGAGCTGTATCAAAAGTAACCTCACTTGGTACAGTAGATAATTCATTTAATTCTAGTTTAGGAAAAATATTTGATACATTCCCTATTGTTATTCCACTATAACTAGTATTAGTTAATATTCTAATTGTTTGGGTTATCATACTAAAGTTCCGTTTATGTATTTTCTAATTCTAGGATAAGTTTCAGATATTGTAAACTCTGTTAATAATGTAACCCCCTGAGAATAAATTAACGGTTTATCTATTGGAGTTAAATAAAAACCTCCAGCTATCTTATTTAATAATTCACTATTATTAATTGAACTATTTAAAACTAATGTATATTCCTGAACAGCAGTTAAATATGTAGTTGTTTCTGTATCCCATTGTATTCTAATTGGAGTAAAAACATCTGTATCAATACTATTAGCTTCTGAATTAAAAGAGCAAGTAAATATACTACTAGTTATTGCTTTAACATTTATACTAATATATGGTATTCCTAATTCAGTATATAATACTGGAGGTTTAATATCTGAAACACTAGTATAAGGTAGCAAGGGACTTAACCCCTCTAAAGGTTTAAATCCTTTATATAAAGTAAATGTAGGTATTCTTAAATGTCTAACTGTTGTATAAACTATTGTAGGGGCAATATAAGCAGCATCTATAACGAATTGAGACGAACTAGTAACCTCTTTTATTCTAAACGTACCGTAATAAGCTGGATTATCTAAAAAGATATAATCTCCTATAACTGGAGTAACATCTAATGGACTAATTAAAACTATCTCACAAAATCCATTCCCATCATCAGCAATAGCAAATGTACCCTTTTGTTTAAAAGTAAACGTATAGATAATATCATCATTTGCAGAAGTCCAAATATAAGGTACTGTATTTTGGGTAATATTAGTTGCCATTCTCAAAAGCAGCTTTAAAGTCCTCACTTAACTGCCTTGTAAATTTACTATTATAATCTTTAATTAAGTTATCATTTATTATATTTTCTAATAACCCTGAGTTTTTACCTTGATATGCCAGGTAAATAGATGAACCATGTTTCTGTATTTTGTTAGTAATTAAAGCAGCCATTGTATCTTTATCAGCAGCTAATGTAACTTTTTGGCCTAGTATCTCAATTTCTTGAGCTTGACCTAAACCTTTATCATCAATCCATTTTCTTATCTTCCCTTCTAAGTTATGGTCTATTGATGAGGCAGTAGTGCTAGGTGGTTTACCCCATACTAAATCGTAAATATAATCATTAGCATAAATAGACAAACGAGTATCAGTTATTTCATAACGTAAAGTCTTAGCTAAATTACCTGAAGCATTAACTGGAGATTGAAACCTTTTTAATTCAACCTTACCATTTTTCATTCTACGACTAACCCTATTGATTGGTTTAGTTTCAATAGCTAACCTTATAAGTCTTATAAGTTCTTTAGCAAAGTTTGTTATAACTACTTCTTGACCTAATGTTAACACGTTGGTTTACCGTTTAATGTTACTCTTAATAGTTTACCACTCATTACATTCTTAATACGTGTAATAGGTTCTAAAGTATATGAACCATCTGAATATTTACGATAAGTATCTAAGAAATCATTTAACCACCCTAAAGCTAATGTATGCGCTTCTGATTGTATCTCCTCAATACTTAAATCTAATTCTAAATTATCATCCTTATCAAAAGCTGAATCAGGTCTATCTTGTTTCATAAAACCTATTACTACATTAGATGATTCTGTATTATTAGCCTGGCCAGTAAATGTAACTGGGTCTAAAAATATAAACCAATCAATAACTTCATTCTCATAGGCTTTTAAAGCAGTATCAAAACTACGGCCATAACTGAATACAGCACTAGGTTTATAAACCTTTAAATGTTCTCTTATATCGTCTTGTATCATTTCTTATTTCTTAATATTTCACTTAATCTATTTTCATATTCACTTCTTTCACTATCATACCATAACAAAGTATAAACTACTCTTACTGGTTGCTTTAATACCTCATCAATAGTACTGCCTAATGATCCTGACCTTGCAAGTTCAACATACGTTGCAAAGCCCCCAAATTTAGCGAATCCTTCAATTCCAGCTTGTCGTTGCTCAGGACTTGGTTCATTTTGACTAAGCTCGGAGAAACTATTGTAGAAACTATTAATTTGCTCAAAAAAAAATTAGCAGTTCCAATAACTTCTGTAAATGGCTTCTCGTTAATATCTTTACCGTAAAGTAATTTAATAGCTTCAGCAGACACTTCAAAGCCTGAAATATCTTTAGACATTATTTGTCTAATCTTCTCAGCTTTACCGTATTCAATAGTTCCAAAGTCAAATGATTTATACTCCTCTAATACCTCAATAGATTCAAATACTTCTAAAGATTCTGTAAAAGATATTAAAGAAAATAATTGCTGAATAGTAATATCAGGCATAGCATCAATTAACTGCATAGGCATCTTAGCTAACAAAGATAATTGTTTACCTTTATCATCTACTAACTTTAAACATTGAACTGCTTGCCAATAATTTAATTCACTCCAACTAATTGGAATCTCATATACTTCGTTATTTATTGTTACTTGTTGCATCGGCTTGTTTCATTTTAGACCATACTTCAGTTTGCATTAACTTAGCGCAATAGTTAGCTAAGTAAACAGCTTCACCTATTGTTAAACTATTAGGGTTTAAAGGTAGCTTTTTAAATCGTGGACTTTTACGTCCTTCAGCTTCTAAACTTTCAATGTATGTTTTTACTATTTCCATGTTACAAATATAATTAAATTTTCATACCAAAACCACGAGGTGTCATTCTTTTTATATCAGCTTTAGTCCAACTGTGAATACAGTATCTCTCAGCATCAACAGCATCATCTAATATTTTAACTGGCTCATCTAATATTTTACCATCCTTAGTAGACTTCCAAAAGTAGTTTTTACGTTCTTTTATTAGATTTAATGAGCGTTCAGTTACAATAGGGTTTTTAGTTTGTACGCTATCAATACCCTTTTTTACATCCTTATTAGCTTGGTGTATGTTAAATCCAGCTAATTTAATTTCTTGTATCTGTTCAGGTCTAGCACTATCCGCAAATATTTCTTTACGTCTATTAGGAATTAATATCTTTAAACGTTCTATTAACTGTGAATTTGTTAAATGAGATTCATATAATAATTCATCTGAATAATAAACCCCATCTGATTCTACGCATTTAATTAATGCCGTTGGATGGTTATATCCAAAATCTAAACCATAAGCGCAGTTATCACTATTAGGTAGTTCTTTACAAGTTCTTATGTTTTTATGTATAATTGCATCTGAATAACCTAATTCACCCAATCCAAACACCCTCCACTTATTAGCATCAATAGACTGTAACGCTTCAATAGATTTAATAGTCTTTTGATTAAGTTGGTCATTATCTTTATAAGTAGAATGGATATAATTATACTCATAAGCATCCTTACCTATTATGTTTTCATGTACCCAAAATTCTCTAACTGGGTTATAATCTATGTAAGTTTGAATGTTAGTTCTCATTTCTAAGTTCATAAACGTATCAAATGGAATCCTATCACACTCATTAATATAAAGATAATCCCTACGAGGACCACGAGCTTTATCAGAATCATCTACACTAAAGAACTCAATTATAGATTTATTTACCTCATAATAACCCTCTGTTTTATTATGGAACTTTTCAGAATATATCCCTTCATTTTTTAACATATTAAAGAAGTCGCGCATAGCCCCCTTCTTTAAATGTGGTAATGATTCGGAAACTATTGAAAATATCTTATTATCGTGTTTCTTTGCCTTTAAATAAAATAATTGTAAATGACTCCAAGTTTTAGAACTCGAACTACTACCCTGAGAGACTGTTAATGGTGCTTTTGATAAAGCTAACTTATCAAATACCGATGTCATTTTCATATCTGATTCAATATATCAGTTTGTTCTTGGTCTCTTGAATATATGTTTAAAGAATGATTTACAGTCGATTCCTGCTTATCTGTTAATCCAAGCTCCCTTGCTATTATATTTGCATTATAAGTCCCCACAGTAGCTCCCTCAAATTTCTGAGTGTATATTATCTCCTCTATTCTGCTAATGATAGTAGAAAAATCTTTATTATCAGTTTTAAACTGTCTAAAATAAGCCGTATTAACATCTAAGAAAATACATAAACCAGTCATTGTATAAGGGACTGAAGTAGGTATTAAAACCTCCTCAACATCCTTACCTTTAAAATCCGTCTTATTCCATACCCTAGTATCAGTATATTCAAAATATTCAACAGCAGCTTTCCATAATTCATCAGGAGTAGAGAATATCTTATCTCTACCATGCTTAGCTCTTTTGCGCCAAAATTCATTTCCTTTTGTAGCTGCCATTAATAATTAATTAAAACGTTTTAATTTTGATTTTCTCAATACTACTGTACCTCCAAAAGAGGAAACATATAACTTAGGTTCTCCTAGTGTTAAAACCTTTGAAATTAACAAATAATTATTATCTATTACAATATCAGTAAAGTTAAAATCCTTATCATTAAAACAATCTACTAATTTATCCTCAAATACTTTATAAGTTGAATCTGATTTAAACTCTATAACCTGGCTATTAATCTTAAATGATTGTTGGCCATAAATATTAAAGCTAATAAATAATATGATTAATGTTTTCATGTTTACAAATATAACAAATAATCTAACAACTCCAAAATAACAACAAATTTAATAGGAAAAGTAATTAACCTAGCTAAAAAGTATAGTGTGTTTAGTATCATTTGGTAAAGATAGTAATTAAAAAGTAACTGGTTACAACTGGTTACAATTTTTATTCTGTTTGATTTTCAATACTTTACAAATTATTTACAATTATTTTAAAAATAAATGTTTTTTGTATTGAAATAAACTTTACATTTGCTTATCATTAATTTACAAAACAATATGAAAATACCATTAAAAACAATGAATCAACAAGAGAGAGGTGATGTTATGGCTATTGTATCACATAGCGGTATATCACGTCCAACTATTACAAAGGCTATGAAGTCAGGTAATGGAAGTAGAAAAACAGTAACAGCTATATTAGCTTATTATGAATCTTTAAAACTAGCGAAGTAATGGTAATAGACAAAATGTATATCAAAGGAGTATTAGATGCTACCTTAGATGAGTTTGAACAAGCTGAGAACCACATTAACCCCGATAAAGATTTAGAGTTCTTTTTTGAAAATATTTATAATTCTAAAGATAGTAAGGTTTTAATCGGTTGTAAAGTTGAGATGACTTGGATAACTAAATTAAGCCACGATGTAGATGATAATATCAGAGATGAGTTATCTCTAAAGGTTTACAGTAAAGATAGTATAGGAGCTTTTAAATCTGATATTTACGATATGTTTAACACAATTAACAAATCAAAGATAGAATTATGAACCTAATAATACCCACAATAATGTTAGTTGCTATGGTAGTAATTAGCTATAAAACTTTTAAAACTAAATAAAATGGAAAATTACAAAGAAGAAATAAACAAGCTACAAACTCAATTAGATGAGTTAAAGAGTAAAATTGAAAAGCCATATACGGTAGGTAAATGGTATAAGTGCCAAACCAATAAAGCACTATATTATGTTGTTGAATTTAACGGTGTTGGAAAAGATGGTAAAAATTACGGTTTTGATTATAACGGTAATTGGATGGAATTAAATGATAGATGTTTTTCAGAAGTTGGAGATATAGAAGCCACCCCAAAAGAAGTAGAAGAAGCATTGACTAAGGAAGCTGTTAAGAGATTTCCAATAGGTACTAAGTTTGAATCTGTATCAGGATTAAATGAATTTATTAGTACTGGTAAATTTATTAAAGGAACTAATTGGGAAAAGTGTTTATTTAGAGTAGATATTGATGGTAGTAAAAACGGGATTGTATTTGAAAACGGCACATGGGCTACTCCAATAAAGACTAAAACTATTGATGAGTTGGCAAGTGAATTTAAAGTGTATGCTGATAATAATCCATTCAATAATTTTAATGAAGATTTTAAAGCCTTTTGTA